AACCCTTCAGACGTTGATACCATCAGCCTATATACCTCCATAACTACCTTAAATACTAAAAAAATTGAAGTATATCAAGAGATTGGCGGTATCCGTTTGGAGGACTCTATCGGAACTTTCGATAAAGACAAATCTCCTTACCTAGCGTTGCGCTTGAATAGAGTAGATGGTGAGGATTATGGTCGAGGTTATGTTGAAGAGTACATGGGAGACTTAGAATCTCTTGAAGGTCTAACACAAGCCATCGTAGAAGGAAGTGCGGCTTCAGCTAAACTTCTTTTCATGGTAGCACCTAATGGAGTAACTAGAAAAGCTCGTATTGCCCAAGCCGCTAACGGAGCAATCATTGAGGGCATGGCAGGTGATGTTACTACTCTACAAACTCAGAAGCATGCAGACTTCCGCGTTGCTTTCGAGACTATAAACCAAATATCAGAGCGTCTTAACTATGCGTTTATGCTCACAGAGTCAGCGATCCGTAAAGCAGAAAGAGTAACGGCTGAAGAAGTACGTCTAGTAACGCAAGCTATTGAGCGGCAACTAGGTGGTATCTACTCTGTGCTATCTCAAGAGTTTCAACTACCTCTAGTCAAAATCCTAATGACTAGAATGACGGCATCTAAAAAGATTCCATCTCTTCCAAAGGGTTTCGTACAGCCTGTTGTTGTAACAGGAGTAGAAGCATTAGGTAGAGGTCAAGATTTAAATAAGTTAGACTCCTTTATTGCAGGTATCGGGCAAGTGCTTGGACCTGAGACAGTTCAACGGTATGTAAACATTAGTGAATACCTAAAAAGGAGAGCGGCTTCACTTGGATTAGACACAGATGGCTTGGTTAAAACCGAAGAGCAGTTACAGGCAGAAGCCCAACAAGCTCAACAGGCACAAATAACAAGCCAACTTGGACCTAACGCAGTAAATGCTATGGGTTCATACGCTAACGAGCAACTAAAACAACAAGCACAGGAGGGTGCTTAAATTATGGGTGCAACAGAATCAATATCTATACCTGTGGAAGAAGCAGGGGTTTTAAGTCCTGAACAACAGGCGGCTGAAAGTCAAGAACAACCAACAGAACAATCCTCAGATAAACCTGAATGGTTACCTGAGAAGTTTAATTCCCCTGAAGAAATGGCTAAGGCTTATGCAGAGCTTGAGTCTAAGATGGGAAGTACTGAAAACAAAAGCCCTGAAGCTCAAAAGGATCTAAGTATCCCTGAGTTAAGTGAGAAGGATATGAACTATTATTCTCAACGCTTTGCAGATAACGGAGCGTTAGATGAGGCTGATTACAAAGGTCTAAGCGATTTAGGCGTAGATAAGAATATGGTAGATACCTATATTCAAGGACAGGTTGCAATGCAACAGCAGTATGCGGCTAATGTGTACAACGAAGTTGGAGGTGAAGAGTCATACAGAGCTATGACTGAATGGGCTTCCAACACTCTATCCCCTGAAGAAGTTACTGTGTTTGACACAGCGGTTAATTCAGGAGATATGACCCAAACAATGAGTGCGGTTAGGGGCTTACAAGCTCGATACCAAATGGAAAACGGCACTCAACCAAATTTACGGCAGGGTAAGACTACAGGTTCAGGAACAGAAGCATACGCATCGTTAGATGAAATGAAGCGTGAAATGCAGAATCCTAAATACCGTACTGATCCTGCTTTCCGTCAGCGAGTCCAAGACAAGTTGGCGGTCTCTGACATCATGTGATGTTAGAAACCTAGAATTGAGCGTAAGTGTTTAGCCCTTTGCGAAGGACAACTTTACGACCCAAGTGATATTCTATTCTTTAATAATTTTTTTTAACACGATAAACTAGGAGGTTTATTATGGCATACGGCGATATTATGGGTCGTGGAGGACAGATTTCAGGAGCAGGTGCTACTGATGCTTTGTTCCTCAAGCAATTTTCAGGTGAGGTGCTATCAGCGTTTGACGAGTTCAACGTAATGATGCCCTTGCATACAGTTAGAACGATTGGTCAAGGCAAATCAGCACAGTTCCCTGTGATTGGTACAACTTCGGCTGATTATCACACAGCAGGTACATCAGTAATAATTGATGCAGGTGCGAATAATGGTACTCCCGCAGATGGAGCGGCTGAATACGATTACGCGGCAATCAAGCATGGTGAAAAAACCATCGGTATTGATGACTTGCTAGTTGTTCCTCAGTTAATCCCATCTATTGATGAAGCAAAGTCTCATTACGATTACCGTAGTGAGTACACTCGTCAAATGGGCGCGGCGTTAGCCAAGCAAACTGACAGGCACTTATTCCGCACTCTTATAAATGGCGCATTGACTTCAGGTCTTGCGGCTCCTTATAAAAACGGTGGCGGTCAGTTGTCTATCGGTGGTTCAGGTGCCGCTGAAAGTTCTATTACTTCAGCTACACTTGTTACTCACTTGTTTGAAGCGGCGGCGATTTTAGATGGAAATGATGTTCCTGATCAAGACCGCTATGTGGTTTTGACACCGACTCTGTACTACTCACTACTATCAGGTGGTGCGGGTACAGCGTTTGATATTACTACATCTGTAGCTAATTCAGACATTGGTGGTTCAGGCTTCGGTTCAGGCAAAGTTCCGATGATTGCAGGCTTTGAAATTTACAAGTCTAACAATGTTAAGCACGAAGATACTCACACAAATAACGTTACAGGTGTTAGTTCACTAAACGATTATTCAGGTGAAGATGATGATGATGTGATGGGTGTTGTGTTCCACAAGTCAGCCATTGGAACTGTCAAGTTAATGGACTTGTCAGTTGAATCTGAGTACTTAATTGAGAGACAGTCTACGCTCATGGTCGCGAAATACGCGATGGGTCATGGCGTTCTACGTCCTGAAAGCTCTGTCCTTCTTACAATTGACGGATAATTTATCCTGAGGTTTTCTTGGGGGGTGTCTTTCGATACTCCCCATTAACCCCAACAATAAAAATATAATATTATGGCAACAACCACAACATTAAGAAAAAGAACTCGCGGTACAGATAGTAGCGGCGGGATAAAAGTTATCGGAGAGCTATACGATTTCACAGTAGACCGAAACGAGGAAACAGGTGTGTTCCATTGCTTAGGAGCAAAGTCAGTATTCTTCATAGCAAACCGAGTATTAACACCAATGCTCCCCTCTATTGACGATAGCGGAAACCCTGAATCAACAGAAGGGGCATTTGTAATACCTACAGCAGGTAACGAAATTGTAGCTTCTGCCGTAAATGAAGCAGGTCATATATCAGGCAGTACTATGCCTCCTTTCTTTTGTTTGAAAGAAAGTAATGTAGGAGCGGCTACAGGTTCAGTATATATAACCTACTAGAATGTCTGAGTCTCAACCTGTACGAGGATCTCACCTCACCGCAGTTAATACTATGTTATCTGCGATTGGGGAGATACCCACCACCCAAGCTATCCTAGATGCGGGTTCGTCTGCTGATGTCGTTATGGCAAAGCAGATACTTGACGAGGTGAACAAGGAAGTTCAGGGGCAGGGGTGGCACTTCAATACAGAGTATGATGTAGAGCTGACTCCCGCAGGAGACAAGCACATCGTACTAGGCACTAACATCGCTCGTGTAGATATAGAACCTGTAAATCAAAACGGGCTAGATGTGATTGTGAAATGGACTAGCGCAGAGTACCGTCTGTATGATAAGAAGGATAAAACCTATGAGTTCGATAACACAGTTAAGGCTACCGTAGTTTACTTCTATGAATTTATTGGTCTACCTCATGCCGCTCAACACTACATAACCATTAAAGCGGCTCGTGTGTTTCAGGATCGCATGGTAGGCTCACAGCTTCACCATAAGTATTATGCAACAGATGAGTACCGAGCTTTAGCAGACTTGAAAGATTGGGAAGGAGAAACTGCTGACCACTCTATATTTGATAACTACGGAACTTACCGCGTCATTAAGCGTGGACCTGTTATTACCTAATGGCACTATTTAATAAATCTTTTCCAAACATATTAAGCGGAGTATCACAACAAGCTGACGCTCTCCGCACATCGGACGCATGTAAGGTACAAACGAATGCGTATCCTTCTCCTGTCGAGGGGCTGACTAAAAGAAATCCTACTGATTATGTATGGAGAACGGCGGGGGTCGCTTATGGGGCAGGATATAAGGGAGGAACATGCCATGTTATCAACCGAGATGAAAACGAGAAGTATCTAGTTTCTATTAAACAGCCTGATGCAGGAGCCGCAGTCTTTACTGTATTTGATTTAGAGTCAGGAGCGTATGCGGGAGTAAGCACCCCTGACGGAGTAACCTACTTAGCCGCAGATAACCCATCTACCGCCTTTAAGTTTGTAACAGTAGGAGATGCTACCTTTATTCTAAATAAAGAAAAGATAGCAAAGATGGATAGTACGCTGTCCGACCCTATGGCAGAGCAAGCATTAGTTCATATCAGACAGGGAGATTATGAGACAGACTATAAAGTAACTATTGACGGCACAACTAAAACTATAACAACAAGTGAGACCGATCATTCTCAAACACAGACTGACTATATAGCAACTACATTAACAACTGAACTCAGGGGTACTGCTGATTCTTGGTATCAAGATAACGCGGTTCAGCTTGGGGGAATCTTAAATATGGACGGCGATGGGTCTAATGATGTTCATTGGAGCGTTTCGGGAAGTGGAAGCGGTGGCGCACCTGCAGGAAAGTGGCATTTTATTGTGCAGGAATCAGGTGGTGATACATGGGCGGATAAGTTCACCGTAGATAAACCTGTTAGATTTACAAGTGTTGGAACTTCTACGT